GGACACGAGCGTTGACCTTTAAGATCCCTCCGCTCCTAAAAACGCAACTGCCAAAATCCAGCAGCGGGTCTTCGCAAACACTCTCTAATGCCATTGCCAAACATATTCTTCTTTCTCGCCCTTACCCAAAAGCTATTCCTACACTTAAAGCAATTAAACAGTTTTTGCCTGCGGTAATGAGGTAACTTTTATGTTCAAAAATATTGCAGTGAAATTCTACTGTCAAAATACTGGATGCTACAAAGAAGTTAAAAAAGATGATAACTTCTGTTCAAATTGTGGTGTCCAATTAGATACGGAAGGATTCAAACTAAAAGAAGATGAGATGCCCTATGCTGTTGGTTATTCTTTTGGTGGGGCCTTTGAAACTTCTACTCGCGGAATTTCCCCAAAGTTTTTAACGAAGTTAAACTAAACTGTGTCTGACGAAAGTACCACTTACGGTCCTGCTCAAGAGCGACGAACTCGCACGCCTATTACTTTCAAAACGCCTGTAGATACCGGCGGAGAAGGTCAGTATGAAAACCCCGCGTCACTTTTTGGTCATATACTAGCTTTAGCACATCTAACAGGACCAGAAACTGGTAGTATCCAGATAGATCCCACTCTAAATCAAGAACCGGGTCAACTTTCTCGCACTATTAGACATGAAGCTATTCACAGTGCGCTTCTAAATTCTGCAAACCGTGGCCAATTTTCTCAGGCTGCTGCAGAAACACCCAACTTTCAGGAAATAGCAAGAGCGCTTTCTCAGCGCGGGCGTGCAATGGTAGGAAGACCTTCAGCGGAGGTTCCTGCTTATATGGGAGCCTACAATCAGCAAGAGTCTGGCGTTCCTCAAGACTGGCGTGACGAGTATATAGCAGCTCTCAAACAAAAGCTTTTCGCCATCAATCCGCGTATAGGCGCAATTTACAACCAACTTTCCGCTCCTGGAGCAAAGTAATGGCCTTAAACGAAAAAGTTTCTCGTGCTCTTCTTCACTCTTATACGAAAATCAAGAGTAAGGAGCCAGAAGAGATCGAAGAAACAAGAATTAAACACGCTGAAAACGGTTTTATTGTTTCTCATCACCATAAAAGTAGCGGCGACGGTCATTACCATTCTCCAAAAGAGTTTCTTTTCAAAACTAAGTCCCAGTTGTTTAGCCACCTTCGGACCATTTTTGAAGAGCCGGCTATTTCGGGTAGAAATGAACCAGAAGAAAATCAAACCGCGAGGGTTTTATGAGTCTACGAGATAAAGTTTCCTCCGCTCTTGTAAATGCTCACTTTAAAATGATTAAGGGAGCCAAAGGAAACGAGAAGACTGCAAAGAATGTTGATAAGGAAGACGAGTTTGAAGAAAAAGGGGCTCAGCGATCGGAAAAAGCCTCCCCTCGTGGCGCTGCTCTTGTCAATTACGGTCCTTGGGCTAAAAAACACCGTGACATGATGACAAAGCACCCTGGTTTCAAATCTGTACAAAATAAGATCGCAAGTGAAGGCTACTCTCATAAAATAGCGGGTGCCATTTTAGCAAGTCGCACACGTCATGCTTCGGCGGCTGCTCACAAATCGAATCCACGTCTAAATAAGGTAAAAGGATAATATGTCTCTTGATTTTCAGACTTACGTTGCTTCTAAACCCGCCTCTGTTCGTAGACTTTATGCTCTAAAGACAGGTGCTACGAGCGGCAGGGACCAACTTTGTGGCGATCTTGCTCACGCAGGCGAGTTGCTAACCAAAGAAATCGAATTTGAAGGTTGGCATCCAGACCTCGCTATGAAGAAGTACATGGAAGCGGGAGAAACCGAAGTTACCAATTGGACTCCAGAAGGAAATGGCACTTCGAAGATAAAGGTAAGCCGAGATCCCGCCGACTATCCCAAAAATACCGAACCTAGCATTCCTTGGCTAGTTCGTGTAGACGATGAATTTGAAGAAGGTAAGTTTGGGCTTGCTGACAATGCAAGTGTCAACGGCAACCCTTTTACTTATAATGGGACTATGGTGTTTACCGATTATACGGGACATCAAGTGCCAGAGGGAACAGCAGACGCAATTAAGTGGGAGTTTAAGTGCCCCTTCAATAGTGCGGCAACCTCTTACTTTGTAAAGTTGGGCTAGACGTATGCTTCGGTGGGAAGACGGGCCACTTTTTAGTAACGGTTACAACGAAGAAGGGCAGCTTTCTGTCCAAGTTGTACAAGACAACAATGGTACGTTTAACTGTTACGATATGAGTGGCTCCGCCGGTGCCATGAGACTTGGTACTAGAATGACACGGGAAGAAGCAAAAGAACTTGGTGACCGATTCGGTGTAAGCTCTCGTATAAAAGCGTGAACCTCCAAATCACATTTGCGAATCCCGCTCAGCGAGCCTTTTACTACGCAGTAGCTCGTAACCAGTGCTTCTCCGGCGCCCTGAATAATGGAAAGACCTATTCTGGCTGTTTGAAAGCTTTTACTCTTCTTACTACTTTTGCCAACTACCGTATGGCCATAGCCCGCCAGACTTTTGCCGATCTCAAAAAGACGACAATGCAGACTTTCTTTAAAATCTGCCCCCGCGAAATCGTCGAGCGGCACAATGAACAAGACGGTCTAACGGTATTTAAGAATGGAAGTACAATCTACTGGCTACATCTTGACAAAGTAGACGAGAGCACACTTCGAGGTTTGGAGATTAACAGTTCTCTCACGGACCAAGCGGAGGAGGTAGACGAAAAAGTTTACGATGTACTTGATGCTCGTATAGGGAGGTGGGATGATGCTGAAATACCAAAATCTATGCTTGATAGATTCCCAGACTGGCCAACTAATCCTAAGACCGGAAAATTTATTGCACCTTCCTACAATATGCTCCTCTGTAATCCAGATACCCAATTTCACTTTGTCTTTCGAAAATTTCACCCCGATTCTCTTGAGAAGCGTTCTAATTACTTCTACGTTGAGGGCGAGTGGGATGCGAGCTTAAGTAGTGCGGAAACTTACCAAGAAGCACTACTTCATGACGAAGAGTGGGTAAACAAGTTTGTTAAAGGTCAATGGGGAATTTCAAATGCTCAGATACATAAGGTACCGAGTGGCAGCTTACTGGAATACGACAAAGAACTATTGGATCGAATTAAGCGGAAAGGAAATCTCTTCCGAGTTCTTGACCACGGCGACGCTTCCCCAACTTGTTGTCTCTGGTGGGCAGCCTATGAAGGTGTGTACGTGTGCTACAGAGAATACTACATGCCCAACCAAGTTGTCAGTACTCACAGACGCAACATTAAAGAATTAAGTGAAAATGAAATCTACACGGCAAATTACGCGGACCCACAAATCTTCAAAAAGACCGCACAAAAAGACGGGGGATTCTGGACTGTCTCGAACGAGTATAGCGACAAAAGTATCACAAGTCCGCCCCTCTTCTGGATTCCCGCTGACAACAACGAATTTGCAACCCGTAATCGTATTAACGAACTCCTTAGATCGAATAATAAATTCAAATCTCCGTCTACTGGAAGCTCACCTAATCCGGGGATCTACTTTATCAAAAAGTCGCCGGAATATGAACAAGGCTGTTTTCATGCGATAAAAGAGTTGCAGAGCCAGCGGCGGAAATCCCTCGGCTATATAGACGGTAAACAGATTTTCTGTGACGAACGCGAAGACAGCGTAGCAGACCATGCCTACGATTGTATTAGGTACTTTGTAGCTATGCACGGCACCGAACGAGGTATGCCCGCTCGTAAAGTACCACAAAATACTTTCAAGTGGTTCAAAATGATGGCCGGGCGGCAGAAGCAGTTACAAGCGGCAAGTGCGGGTTACAACTAAATGCCAATAATTACAATCATCGTAGTTCTTGTTGCTATCGGACTGATAATGTGGCTTGTTAACACATACATTCCGATGGCCGAACCCTTCAAAACGATACTTAATGTGGTAGTGGTGATACTTGTCGTGCTTTGGATTTTGAGTATCTTTGTAGGTGGTATAGGCTCTCTAAATAGTATAAGGGTGGGTCCTCGCTAGTGGCAAAACAGATTGTAACCGACTCTCTTTGGTCTGACCGTCTAAAAACGGCTGACCAATATTATAAAGAGTGGGAAACTCTCTTTAAGTGCAAGATCATGGACAAGTACTACGAGGGTTTGCAGTGGCGCAGCCAGAAAGAGCTTGGTTACAACCCTTACGTTATTAACAAAATCTATGAGACGATTCAAATTAAGATTGCAAACTTCATCCCGACATTTCCAGTTTTCAATGTGGCTTCCCGAGTGGGTAATGAGGATGATATTAAAGCAGCCGCTACGAGTGCCCAGCTTAAGGAAGATTTACTTAATACGATCACTCAAGACCCCGATAACAATTTTGCTTTTGAAACCGAACAAGCCTATAAAGACCATTTCTTTAGATTTGGTATGGTTGAAGTCGGTTATGCTGCTGATTGGATCTTGAACCC